TCTTTCGCAGTTCCTCTTTGGTATACTTCTTGCGCTTGCCGTTTGACTCGCCTTCGCCGTTTTCTTTCTCAGGATCTAGATGCTGGTCAAGTAGTTCGCCTAATGCCTGTAATTGTTTAAGATCATATTTTTCAAAGATGATATCGTAGATCTCTTCAGCACTCTTGCCACGATACTTGTTGTCTTGGAAGATTTTAACCTGCGTAATCTTATCACCGATTTTGTCATCTACGAGGATCTGGTTGATAGCATAGTCGGCAGCGATATTCCAAATGTCAGGATCACGAGAACCACGCCGTCCCATATGATCAAACACATTATGTAGAACTTCATGTGCAAAAAGGAATTCAGTTTGTTTAGGACTCAGTTTATCAACAAACTTAGTATCAAAATAAAAATGACGACCATCAGTTGCCGCGGTGTTGATATGCGGATCATCAGTGCAATCTACCATACGCAAACGTGTAGCTAGATTGCCGAAGAAACTGTGGCGGAGAAGAAGGCCAACACGGGCTGTGATAAGCTTCTCTTCGATTTTACGACTTTCAATACGTGTAGCGACTGCTGTAGTCATTAGTTTCTCCTCTGTTATATACATATAATAGCACAGTTAACTGATTTGTCAACTGTGCCATTTGGAGCAATCTTACTGGTTAGCAGCGATCACATACTTGCCAAAGCGATCGTGGAACTCATCAAAGTTCTTCATCTTGCTAGGATCTAACGGCAAGTCATAGTTAGTAAGGGCGATCTTAGCGCCCATAACAGTGAGCTCGGTCTCGAAGTTTTCCATCATGAAGCGGAAGAAGTTATCTGCCATCTCATCCCAGTTCTTAGTCTTCTTCTGTGCAGCGTCCTTAAGTTCGTAGCAGAGGGAGACAGTGAGCGAATACATCGCGCTGATCTCTTTGACCTTAAGTTCCTTAACCTTACCGCTAAGGATGTCAGTAGGATTAGGCATACGTCCAGCAACCTTTCGGTGTGCCATGAACTTAACACCTGTGCCTTCACCAACAGCACCGCTGACTAGATCGGCAAGCGTAGCATCGTTAATATCTTCTTCTAACAGCTCGCTAACAAAGCTCCACGAACGTGGAGTAGCAAACGAACGGCTAGCAGTCTTGGGATCAAAGTCGTACAAGTCCTGTTTGGCAAAACTGATATAACCAACCACGTCCTTGTGGATGTTATTGTTAATAGCCCACTGAAACCAGTCATCAAAGTCAACACGCAGCTCTAAGTGAACGAAACGATTAGCAAGCGGAGCAGGCATACGATAAGTAACGCCCTTGTCTGCCTCACGGTTACCTGCGGCTACAACGATCACGTTGTCAGGCAAGCGGTAAGTACCAACTCGACGATTGAGAATCAGCTGATAAGCAGCTGCCTGGACACTAGGCGGAGCACTGTTCATTTCATCGAGGAACAAAATCACCGCAGGATATTGGCTAGCAAGTTCTCGAGTAGGCAATTCTACGGGAGGTGCCCAGCTCATTGTGTTGTCGTTTGCATTAAAGTAAGGGATACCCTTAATATCGGTTGGTTCCCACAAGCTCAAACGAACGTCAATGACATGTGCGTTCATTTCAGTACCGAGTTGGTGAATAGAATCACTCTTGCCGATACCTGGAGGACCCCACAGGAACACGGGACGCTTGCGTTTAAAAGCATGACGAAGCGCAGCCTTTGCGCTATTGACTGTAACTGTACGTGTGCTAAGATCTGACATCGTTTGCTCCTTGCTGTAATGTCTATGTTCTTATAATAGCATCTGTGTATTGTACGTCAAGCGATGTTATTGAGCTCTCTTTGGCGCGCCATCGCTTTGGCTAAACCATATTTATTTATATCTCCAGAAAACAACATCAGTTCTACTGCCTTGCTTTCTTTAAAGACAACTATCTCTTTTTTTGTATAATAGTGTGGACAATCTAAGAAATGATCCAACCATAAGATCACTTGTGTGGTAAAAACGAAATCTTTTGGGAAGGCTATTGAATAGCTTTTGAGATCTAATGTCTCGGTTAAAAACTTAAAACCTTCTTCTGTTAGTGCTAGACCGCCTTCTATCTTTTCTCTTGGATTTTTCCACCAAGAAAATACTTTCCTTTTGAGCTCAGCTTCGTCAAAAGATAAGTTGGCTTGTTTTAAAAATACTTTAGTTAGATTTTCTTTTATTCTTGGCATTTAACGATTTCTCCAGCAGTTAATTTAACTACTTCAAAATCTTCAGTCTTAAACATTTGGTTTAGTTTTTTAGCCAAATTAAAAGCATGTCCTGGATTGCTAAATGCAGTTTTCTTGTATTTTGGTCCAGGATAGTTACTAATAATACTACTGCTCTTTAGATTGAACGGAGCATTCTTATAGAATACAGCCCAAATTGCTTCAGCCTCTAGAATCTGATCCATTTTATAGTTCTTTTTGTTTACATATTCTAATATGACTTTGGGTTTCGGACGACTCATTGGCTGCTTTCAGTAACTATTTTTTACTGAATATTTATCGCCTATCCTCTAAAGACCCACCGTCCATATTAATTATCACAGTGTCGTTTGTAATATCGTTCTTTTGATCTTTATCTAATAGCCTTAACAATATCAAATTCAAATGAAAACAAACATCTAGAGCATCATTAGTAGGTATAGATACTGTTTTTTGATTTGATTTTGCTGCTACTCGAACTTTTTGTATAAAGTTTTCTACTACAGAAATTGAAATTTTATCTGTTGACATTACTGAGTACCTGCCTTAGTTCTAGTTCGGTCTTAAACGGACCCTTATATTCATATCTCTGTATAGTGATTAGTTTTGGACAAAAGCTACGTACCCAACCTTTATCAAACTTGATAGCATAGTATCCTGCACAATATATGCTCTTGCTAGCATCGCTCTTAGTAAAGAGAGGCAGTTTCTTTTTGATATCATACATTGGATTATGTGGTTGGCTGTTTGTTGGATAGCTGTAGATTTCGTTTGGAACTTCTTCTTTCTCTTTAGTCGCGCTGATGAAGAAGTTCTTTCCAAACTTCTTCTTTAGAGAATTGATATTTTGGAAAATAACAGGTGGTTTGTTCTTACCGGTTAATATGAATGAGTTTGTCTCGTCTTTTTGTAGTGTTCCTACCCTATGTCCGCCTGTTTCTAGGATCCAAAACTTTCCGTCGATTATTGGTTTAGCTTTAAACTCTTCCATGATTTCCTCCTTATCCAGGATATTTTGCATTGAGAGGTTCTGCATAAGATTTAGCCTGATCTCCGATCTTAACGAGATCAAATAGACCACAGAACTTCATAAGCTTCATCCCTACTTGTTCAACCGATTTTGCTAGACTGTTTTTGGCGATAGTATCAACGATAACTGCTTTGATATCGTCGGGTTGATGGTTGAGATCAATTAACCTACGATTGCGTTCGTAATCGTCTAATACACGATGCTCTACGCCGTTGTGATCTACCCAACGTTGTAGCATCATGTTGTTCCAACCAAACCCTTTGTTGTTACGATCTTCAAAGGCTTCCTGCAACTTATTCTTACGCACTTTAGGAAATGCGCTAAACACATTATCGGTAGAATCACCGCGCATACATTTTTCAAACAGTAACCATTCTGGATCTGGAATAGCCTTGGGCTGTTTTGTTTTGTTATCGATTACTAGTTTACCTTTTTTATCGAAGATACCCTCGTGTGTGATAACATGTTCCATTACACCGTTATATTGTTTTACGTTAGGTGCGATTAGCTGTACGAAATCAGAATCAGTAGACACGACGATGTGATTATCGTTTGGGTGATTTCTAATCCAACCTGCTATCAGATCATCAGCTTCTAAGCAAGGATTATGTAGAACAGTGCAGTTGGTCTTTTCGATAATAAACTCTTTGAACTTATCAAAGGTTTCCCAAAAGATCTTATCTTCTTCGGCTTCTCGTTCGGTTAGTGCAGCTCTTGCTTCTGCACGATTGCGCTTGTAAGGTTCGTAATAATCTTTGCGCCAGCTACGTCCTTCTAGGCAGAATACAACGTGATCGCCTTTAAAGTCTTGCCAAACTTTCTTGATACTGGCAAGAGTTATATGTAGAGCCATACCGATCTTAGTATTAGAGTCTCCTCTAATAACATGGCGAGCTCGAAAGAATGTGTTTGCTGTGTCTACGATTATATAGTTCATGCTATTAACATAGCATAGAAAAAGAAACAAGTCAATGGTTTAAACTACACGTATTTCCTGCTCAATTTCAGACTCTGAAGCGATAGTTTGGCAAAGGGCTTTGAACCATTTGTCAACAATCTCTTCGTCTGTATTACCTGTATAGCCAGCTTTCTTTAGATCTTCAATAAAATATTCATTCCAATCTAATTCAAAGAAACCATTTTTTGGATTTTTTCTATCAACTTGAGTATCTAAAACCTTGATATAAGGTTTTTTATCGAGTGTAGCTTGGTCTTTTTCCGAAAGAGG